CGATCATCTTGTGTATTAACATTCAGCATTTTATTTTGTGTTTAAAATTTCATTGTTTATTAATAACAAATAATCATGAATGCCCAAACTAAGAAAATAACATGTCATGCTTGCGGTAGGCGCTTTAACACTCAACAGGCGCTCCATCAACATCAGCAAGCAGTGCATGGTGCTGCAAACCAGCGAGTACCACGGGGGGCTGGCCGTGGTGGTAGAGGCCGTAGAAACGGTCAAAACAACCAAGGACCTGCTCGACAGGGTACAGCGCAGTCTGTCACTAGCAGAGCTACACCTAATCAAGGTGTTTCTGTTAGTGGTTTCGAGCGTCTCGGCTCCATTGACATTGTCAATGCTGCTTCAGCATCTTGGCAAGTCAATGCTTGGATGACGCCGCGATTACAAGCTATGTCATCGGCTTTCCAGAGGATACATTATCTCTCTTTGAAGGTCAATGTAGTAGCTTTTGGGTCGGCGATCGGTACGGGGGGATATGTTATCGGCTTTGTAGCTGATCCCTCTGATGCGACGCCCACCATCTCACAACTTCAGTCCCAAGCTGGTGCTAGGACTTGTAAGTCGTGGGAGAATTGCGACGTCCCCTTAGTAGTTCCTGGTACTTTGTACTATACATCCAGAGATAACGAACCTCGGTGGTACTCACCAGGTAGGATCGTTATACTCGTTGATGGGATAGCTAGTGCTGGGGGGAAGCTTGTTATCAACCTCCATTGGTCAGTTAGGTTGTCAGTTCCAACGGCAACACCACCAACTGTCCTTAAGGATATATTCCTAAGTGAGCATTTATATGTGATACCTGGCAAGAATATATTGGGATGGAAAGATGGTACTACGTTTAGGGGAAATATTTCAAAATTTCTTTCGACACCAGTACCAGGAGATAGTTGGTTATCGGTACCCACCTTCGGTATTGAATACAATGAAGGTGTGGGTGATACTGGTACTATTCTCATCCATTATCTCAAATATAATTCGTCTGAAGGTTCGTTAACTTGCTCAAATGATGGAGAGAAAGTAGTCACACAAGTTTGGCAAGCAAGTGTAGCTGCGCAAGTAGTTGTACCTCGCAATACCATTCTCACAATTGTTGACTATAACAAGCCCGCTAAACCAGCGGTGTCGGATTTTATCCAACCGTTAGTCTCGAATTTCAACAACGTTGGAATCGATTCTTCAAGGAATTCGACAACACCCTCGGCCGGCGAGACCGGAACGGACCCACCATACTCGACTTACTTGGAGTTATTGCGAAGGCAATCAGCCCTCGACTCCAAAATCTCGAGGATCGAATTACAGCTCTCGAAGATGGTAAAGGTCCTTATGCCCAAAGATCAGGATTCATCTCAATCCTCGCGCTCCCGGAGCCCGTCGAAGGATACTACAAAGTTGGATTCAAAGGGGACGTAGAGACACTGAAACAGTGCGATTCTGAATGATTACATCCATTCAAATACAGGTTTAAAGCAGGAGATGCCCCAACATGCTCCTCGCCCTTCACCCAAAGAT